TTTTGTATCGCAACAAGTTCTTGACAGTCAGCCATTAGCTTCTTGTGTACAGACGCAACGCCTGATGCCGCAAAGTTAGCTTGGGTAACATCGTCTGATGCTTTGCGATCTTTCTTGCGTCCTGTCCATACGGAAGCTGAGAAGTCAACAAGCATAGCAGATGATCCGATGCTTGGTGTGGTGATTTCTTGCTGTACGGAATTCCGTACGTCGTTAATAAGTTCCTGTGTCATATCGTTCTCCTTGATGACATTGGTTGTAGAAACAGACCAAAAAATTTTGAAAATTCTGGCCATTATCTATAATACCACAGGTAGCGTTTCATGTCAATACGTGGTTAAATGTTATTGTTAACGATGTTGGGTTAGTTTTTGTGGGTAGGTGTGGTGAAGTTTGTAATGTTCTGTAATGTTCTGTGGCTGTGGCGCGTAACGTATTGGAAACGCAGGAATGTTCTTTTGTTCTTTCTGAAATGAAGTTTAACATCCGCGTCGAGGGTCGATCACGTTTTAGAACATTTGAAAACAGATCAAGGTGTGTTCTGATGGTAGATAATAATAATAGTAAAACAGAACATTACACTACTACTACAAGATTAAATAAGATTAGATATGTTTTGATAGGCACATATGCACATTGCCTATCATGCATTACCACTGGCTACCACGAAAACATAATGTTCCACGAGTAGCCCAAAAAAGCGAACATTACGGAACATTTGAGCGAACATTAGAACATTGTACGGAATTCCGTACATCAAGACTCAACGCGACATCAAGAACTGGCTTCGTATAGATGTACGGAATTCCGTACAAACACGTTATGCTACAATGCGCGACCAAGACTCGGCGCGACACTAAGAACTGGCTTCAAACACGCGCAAAGGCAAGACTCGGCGCGACACTAAGAACTGGCATCATAGGCACAAAAAAAGGCACGACCGAAGCCGTGCCTGATTGTTATTTCTCATAGTATAGGAAGTTCTTTCGCTTTTCAACAAGCCGCATATAGCTAATGCGTCTGTTATATTCCATTGCAAGCTCATGCCTAGAATAGCCGCGATAGTGTCCAGTCTCTTCTGCCTTGTTTAACCATGACAGCAATTGGGGCAATGTAAGATCTTTCATATCACGGCTCCCATTTCATGGCGAACTTCAGTCAGCAATTCCGCCCAGTCATTTACTCGCATGACTGTGTCATCGTTGCGTAGTGTGATAAGATCGTTGCCATCTAAGATAGCAAACTCGATCTGATTGTTTTCATTACGCACCGATAACGTATAACGGCTATCCAATGGTATAGTGACATTGTTTAAAGCTTGTGCAATCACTTCAAGATCACCTTTTTCATTTACAGTAATGTATTCCATAACGTGTTATCCTCCGATAAAAGAAAACCAGCCCAGCGTGATTGCTGGGCTGGTATAGCGGGTTATTTGGAGAGATCAGCAACTTGCTTAAGCAAGTCTTTAATCTCAGGATTGATCGGATCAGGTTCTGCCTTGTGGGCATTAACATTGATCGAGTTGATCAACTTGTTAACCCCGGCATTGATCCGTTCGGTGATGGGCTTAACTGATCCCTTGGCGGTGCCAGTCTCTTCCCTGATCTCAGCCTGCTTGGCAAGCTTTTTGAAATCACCGATCTTGCGAGACACGGTAGTTTGTGCATCGCGCTTGGCTTTTTTATCAGCCTCAGCCCGCTCGGTGCCAATGGTTCGCACATGGGCGTTCCATTCGGCGGTAGGCATGGTGCCGAACTTGATTTGAAGTTCGGTGCCAAAATTAAGCAATACGTCGCGCTTAAAGCCCGCCCATTGCTCCGGTGTGGCCGTGCCGCCATTGGCTGGCGACGTGAACGTCAATGACGTCATGCCCTGTTTCAGCATATGAGCAATGAACGCGCCTCGCGCTTTCGACTCATTAACCGCCAGTTCGAAGAACTTGGCATCTACAAGAGCGGTGCTAGTGTTTAGAGCCTGACTAGCGGCTTGGCTTTTTTTGCTGTTTACCATGATGGTAACCATGCCTTTCTGCCCCATGGGGCGTTTATCAATGAGAGCCGTTCCCTCATTGTTTATACATTATGGCAGGTTTCTGTGTGTTTTGATATAGAGCTTTCCCGATATATGTCGAAATGTACGGAATTCCGTACATGATGACCCACCCGTCCCCTATGCCCCGCTGTGCTGCTATGTCGTATGTGTGTCTGTATATTACTAATTTTCTCAAACAAATCGGTTTTGCCTGAGTTCGGCCCCCCACCCCCCTAAATACAGGAACACCCCCCGGTAGGAGTCCCAACCTCCTTGCATAAAAAATAATTTTACTATATAGATTGATACGAACGGTTAATAACCTGCGAAAAAACATGAGTATACTAGTAGAACCAGAACTAGGTGTGGCGATTCCTGAAGAGCTACCGCCCATGGACCTGAAGAAACGCACTGACGCGGCTGCTGAAACCGCCAAAGAGCTTGCTGACCATGGTGTAAACCTAGAACCTACCAAAGAAGATGAGGATATTGCTGCCAGATTGGTCACGGCATACGCTGATGACCCCGAAAACACGTCTAAAAAAGTTACCACAAAGAGAGCAGCAACACTTACCCCGGCATCTCTAGTGCTTACAAATAACATTTTGCAGGAATTTGGCCATTCTGTAGTCGAAAGTGCGTTACAGGTACGTCACTTGGTGACTAACAAGCTCATAGATGAGACAGAAAATCCAGATCCAAGGGTACGGATACGTGCTTTGGAGCTGCTGGGCAAGATTTCTGACGTTGGATTGTTTGCAGAGAAGTCCGAAGTGACCATTACACACCAGTCTACCGATGATCTACGAGCTAGGTTAAGGGAAAAACTACAAAAGCTGAGTACACCAGAGGAAGATATACAAGATGCTGTCGTTATAGACGGTGAAGTTCTGGATGTTGACGCTGAACTGGGACTGGAGACAGAAGAATGAAGACTTTTTTACTAGTTATGAGCATTTGGGGTTATGATGGCAATAATTGGGTGTTTTCTGGATACGATATGGTCTTAAAAGAGCCTATGTCCATAGAACAATGTGGGGCAATGGCCGAACATTGGACAGCACGTCCGGGAAATAAGTATTTAAGGGTACATATTGGTTGTGAAGAAGTTAGTATAGTTCAAGAATCTAATGTTCCGAGGGAAATGTGACATCAGCTCTAGCTTCAGATTTTACTGATGGTGAAGTTCAACACATGTTGGACAACCTTGACCAGTTTACTGCTGAAGAAATCGTTGAAATAGACAAATTAATAGATGAACTGGACTCCCGAAGAGCTAATCAGGCGGCATTTGATGATCTGATTGAGTTTTGTAAGCGTATGCAGCCTGATTATATTGTTGGTAAGCACCACAGGATGCTTGCAGACATGCTCATGGACATTGCAGAGGGTAAAAAAGACAGAATATGCGTTAACATACCCCCCAGACACGGTAAATCGCAGCTTGTATCTATATTTTTCCCTGCTTGGTTTCTGGGTCGCAACCCCAACAAGAAGGTTATGATGGTGTCACACACCACTGATCTGGCTGTAGATTTTGGCCGTAAGGTTCGCAACCTGATATCTACAGATGAATATAGCACTATATTTCCTACAGTTAAATTAGCCATAGATTCTAAATCTGCTGGTCGATGGAATACTAGTTCAGGGGGCGAGTACTATGCGTGTGGTATTGGTTCATCTATTGCTGGTCGTGGCGCTGACCTCCTGCTCGTTGACGATCCCCATTCCGAACAAGATGTCATTAACGGAAATTTTGAAGTCTTTGAAAAAGCCTACGACTGGTTTACATTTGGAGCGCGAACACGACTGATGCCCGGAGGTCGTGTGGCTATCATACAAACACGTTGGCACATGGACGATCTGACTGGACGTGTAACCAGAGACATGGGACAGAACGAAAGAGCAGATCAATACGAGGTCATGGAGTTTCCTGCCATACTGGACATCGTGAATAAGAAAACTCATAAGTCAGAACAGAAACCGCTGTGGCCTGAGTTCTTTGATCTTGACGCGTTACTACGCACAAAGGCATCTATGCCAGCTTTTCAGTGGAACGCGCAGTATCAGCAGGAACCTACGGCAGAGGAAGCATCACTTATCAAACGGGAGTGGTGGGGCATATGGAAAGAAGAATATCCGCCCGAATGTGAATATGTGATAATGTCTTTGGATGCGGCAGCAGAAACACACAATCGTGCTGACTACACAGCATTGACGACATGGGGTGTGTTTTTGAATGAACAGGAGGACAATTATAATATTATATTGCTAAACAGCATAAAGAGGCGTATGGAGTTCCCAGAACTCAAAGAACTTGCCTTGGAAGAGTACGAAGAGTGGGAGCCGGACGCGTTTATAGTCGAGAAGAAAAACTCTGGCACGGCTCTGTATCAGGAGATGCGCAGGTCTGGACTACCGGTACAGGAATATACTCCGCACAGGGGTTCGGGAGATAAGTTGGCTCGTTTAAACTCTGTATCAGATATCGTAGCGTCAGGACTTTGCTGGGTTCCTGAGACTCGCTGGGCTGAAGAAGTGGTAGAAGAGATTGCAGGATTCCCGTTTATGAGTCATGATGACTTGGTTGATGCAACTGTTATGGCTCTCATGAGGTTTCGTCAGGGAGGCTTTATACGCCTGCCTAGCGATGAACCAGAAGAGCAGCAGTATTTCAAACATCGTAGAGGCGGGTATTATTAGGGGTCAGTATCATGGCAGTTGAAAAGGGACTATATCAAGCTCCTGTGGGTTTAGACGCAGAGGACGACAAACCCAAAGATCTAGAGATTGAGATCGTAAATCCTGAAATGGTGACTATGGATGATGGTAGTGTAGAGATTACCATAGTCCCTGACGCAAAGCTTCCAGCTGACATTGCCTTTGATGGTAATCTGGCAGAAGTCATGGAAGATACTGCTCTGATGTCTTTATCAGAAGAACTTATAGAGCTGGTAGACTCTGACACTTACAGCCGTAACGAATGGGCAGATACATTCGTGAAAGGTCTTGACGTGTTAGGATTTAAGTATGAAGAGCGTACTGATCCTTGGGAAGGCGCTTGTGGTGT